TCCTAAAAAGGAACATCCTCATCTACTGCTGCTTGTTTAGGCTTAACATCACCATCTTTTAGTTGTACAGATCCACTAATAAACTTACCTTTAGCACTTTCTCTAATCCAGCCACTAATTCTAAATTCAATACCATCTACGTTAGCAATACCTGTGTAATCTGGTCGTTTAGGATTGTCACCTTTGTCATTCTTAAATAAAGTAAACGTGTTTGTGTTGTCATATTCTGCCATTTTATTTTCCTTGTGTTTTATAAAAATTTGCTACTGTGCTACCTGTAAAGTTATCAGGATTACGTTTAATTAACTGACCAATAACTTTATCCAACTTTTCCATTTGCTTCTCTTGCTCTTCAATATCTAATGAATGAAATGTTTCTGCATGTAATCCACTAGACGCTTTAATTAACATTTGCCTTTCTATATCATTAAACATTACTTAATCTCCTTAAGTTTATTTATGATTGTATCTACTTCTTCCAAGAATTGTTTTACTTCTGACTCAAGCTCTTTTTGATACACTGGATCTGCTTCTATACGCTTTACAAATACCTGTAAATGCTCTGGAAACATTGGGTTATAGCTTACAAAATCGCACCACTTACGACCTGTAACCAAAAGTTGAAACTGGACTTGAGGAACGTACTTACTTGGAATATCTTGTGTCATCAATGTTTCTGTATGGGTACT